ATGAAATTCCTTTCTAGATTAAGCTAAATGCTGAAGTGGGTTGTGGTTGGTGGGATTTTTTATAAGGAATTATTATGAGTAAAAAAATAGATACATTGATAGAAGATATCTATAAAACTATTGATGAAGGTTTAGATAAACGTAAAGTCAATACAGCTTTTTTGGATACATTCAAAAAGAATATGATGGCTTCTATTGACAAGTTTTTATTTGAGAAGAGAGAAGACCTGACTACGTTAAGGTTATCTCAAATAGGAAGACCTGATAGACAGTTATGGTATGATATTAAATCAGATGTTAAACCTAAAAAGATTGACGCAAAAACTAGACTAAAGTTTTTATATGGAGAAATCCTAGAGTCTCTTCTTGTACTTTTATCAGAAGCTTCAGGACATGATGTTTCTGAAATACAAAAGATGGAAGAAGTAGATGGAGTCAAAGGTCATAAAGATTGTAGAATAGATGGTACTCTTGTTGATATAAAGAGTGCATCATCCTATAGCTTCAAGAAGTTTAAGGATGGTTCTCTTGCCACCAACGACCCTTTTGGTTATATATCTCAGATAAGTGCATATGCAGAGAGTGCAGGTGATGACCATGCATCTTTCTTTGCAGTAGATAAATCTACAGGAGAACTTGCACTTATGCCTGTAGAAAGTATTCATATGATAAATGCTACAGATAGGGTCAAGCATCTGAAAGGAGTATTAAAGTCTTCTTCAGTGCCACCTAAGTGTTATCCTGATGAGCCTGATGGTAAGTCAGGTAATAGAAAACTTGCAATAGGTTGTGTGTTCTGTGGATACAGAGAGCATTGTTGGTCTGATGCCAATGGTGGTAAAGGACTAAGAAAGTTTAAGTATTCTACAGGCATACGATATCTAACTCAAGTTCATAAGACTCCTGACGTACAAGAAGTCTAATGCCTAAACATAAATTTCGTTCCAATTCAGAGTATAATACCTATTGCTTTTTGAAAGAAAATAAGGTATCATTCAAATACGAAAAGCTAACTATAAAGTATGAGTGGTTAGAATCCAAAAAGTATATACCTGATTTCGTTCTAAGCAATGGGATTATCCTAGAAGTCAAAGGAAGATTCGTACTAGAGGATAGAAAGAAACATTTGTTTGTAAAAAAACAATGTCCTCACTACGACATTCGATTTGTATTTGATAATCCCAATAGGAAACTATACAAAAATGGAAGGATGACTTATGCAATATGGTGTGAGAAACATGGTTTCAAATATTGTAAAGCTAGTAGTGGGATACCAAAAGATTGGATAACAAAATAAAAACAACTGTTAATTTTGTAGTTGAGGAAGATGTTTTTAAAGAAAGAAGCACTCCTGAACAAACAATGTATATGTGTGTCATACTACAGGCTTTACTAGATGCAACAAAACCTACATACAAAGGTGAACCTGAAACATCTATACTTGAAAGAGACAGAGCAAAGGCTTGGTTCTTTGCTTCTGTAGGTGTTACCTCAGAGGACTTTAAGATTGTATGTGACTATGCAAATATAGACTATAACTATATGAGAGAGTTCGCATTTAAAGTTTTAAAATCAGGTGAAGTAGAATATACAAGAAAACGAATCAACGCAGTGTTAGGACATTAAAATGAAAAGCAACTTATTACCAACAGACTACCAAAATTTTATTGCCATCTCTAGATACGCAAGATGGATTGATGAAGAAGAAAGAAGAGAGACTTGGACAGAAACTGTCTCAAGATATTTTGACTATATGGAAAACCTTCATGGAACTATACTAACTAAATCTCTAAGNNATCNAATTAGAAGATAAGGTGTTAGGACTAGGTGTTATGCCTAGTATGAGAGCATTAATGACTGCAGGTCCTGCTCTTAAAACTTGTAATGTTACAAGCTACAACTGTAGTTATATACCTGTTGACTCTGTAAGAGCATTTGATGAGTGTATGTATATACTTATGTGTGGTACAGGTGTAGGTTTCTCAGTTGAAAGAAGTAATGTAGACAAACTCCCTATTGTTAATGAACACTTTGAATATAGTGATACTGTTATAAAGGTTGCTGATTCTCGTTCAGGTTGGGCAAAGGCACTAAGAGAAATAATTGCAATGCTATATGTAGGACAGATACCTACTCTTGATGTATCAGATGTAAGACCTGCAGGTGCAAAGTTAAAGACTATGGGTGGTAGAGCATCAGGTCCTGCACCTTTTGTAGACTTATTTAATTTTTGTATAAATAGATTTAAAGGTGCTAAAGGCAGAAGACTTTATCCTATTGAGTGTCACGATATAATGTGTAAAATTGGACAAGTAGTAGTTGTAGGTGGTGTAAGACGTTCTGCACTAATATCATTATCCAACCTAAATGATAATCAAATAAGAAAAGCTAAATCAGGTATATGGTATGACGAACCTGATAAAAATATAATAAGAGAAGGTCAGAGAGCATTAGCTAATAACTCTGTAGCCTATAAGACTAAACCTGACATAGGAACTTTTATGAAAGAATGGTTATCCTTATATGAATCTCATTCAGGTGAGAGAGGTATCTTTAATAGACAGGCAGCCATCAATAAAGTTTTAGAGAATGGTAGACGTAAGGCTTCTGAAAAAGAAAACCCTGAAAAACCTGAAGACTATATACAGTTTGGATGCAATCCATGTAGTGAGATTATACTTAGACCATATCAGTTCTGTAATCTGACTGAAGTGGTCTGTAGACAAACAGATACTGTAGAAACTCTGAAAGAAAAAGTAGAAGTGGCAACCATACTAGGAACACTACAGTCAACTCTAACAGATTTCAAATATCTTAGAAAGATTTGGAAGGATAATACTGAAGAAGAAAGATTACTAGGTGTTTCTCTTACAGGAATACTTGACTGTCCTGTTCTTAATAATACTTACTACGAACTAGAAGATGTATTACAGAAATTAAAATATACTGCAGTACAGACTAATAAAAAGTATGCCAAGTTATTAGGCATACCTCAGTCAACTGCAATTACCTGTGTTAAACCTAGTGGAACTGTTAGTCAGTTAGTTGACAGTGCATCAGGTATTCATGCAAGACATAGTGAATACTACATAAGAACTGTTAGAGCAGGTAATACAGACCCTCTAACTCATTTCCTAAAGGATGTAGGTATTCCTGCAGAACCTGACGCAGGTAAGCCTGATGCTAATACAGTCTTTAGTTTTCCCACTAAGTCTCCTTCAGGTGCAATGACAAGAACTGAAATGACTGCCATACAACAATTAGAGTTTTGGTTATTATATCAAAGACATTGGTGTGAGCATAAACCTTCTGTAACTATATCTGTTAAGAAAGATGAGTGGATGGAAGTAGGTGCATGGGTTTATAAAAACTTTGATGAGGTATCAGGTATTTCTTTTCTTCCTTTTGATGACCACGTATATCCACAAGCTCCTTATCAGGATATAGATAAGAAACAGTATGAAGAGTTCTCTAAGAAGATGCCTAAGTCTATTGATTGGACAAAGCTAAAAGAGTATGAGAAGGAAGATACTACAATAGGTAGTAAAGAGTTCGCCTGTACTGCAGACTCCTGTGAGGTTGTAGATATAACATGATGGGAAGCGAACTAGATTGGTGGCAATGGTGGTTGCTTATTGCAATCACTATTAATACCACAACAAACTTAATAGTATTCTTTAAAGGAAGAAAGGTATTTAAAAAGAATCATGTCAACACTAATATGTAACTTACCATCAAACAAAGTATGGGTTAGAAAAGAATATCTAAGAGACTTCAAGGATGGACATGGAGAGTTTGTAGAAGGTAACTGGATAACTGCTAAGTCTATTCCGGGCAGAGCTTTCTATTTTGAAACATACTTACCTAAGTATGGAGCATTGTTTGACAAGCTACCTATCTCTGCCTTCTTATCCAAACCTAAATTACCTGACCCTGATATGCCACTTAATAATCTACAGTTTTGGAATTGTATGGATTATGGAGTTGTAAATATATGTAAGATGTTTATTGCCACAATGGACTATGAAATTTTAACACGAGATTTTGGAAGTGTCAAGGGTTTTTATGTATGCACTCTAGATAACTATCATCCATTCCCTGATGAAATAGATTATAGCACAAGTGAAGTTCCTGAAGAACACAAGTCTTTTAATTTAATTCAGCTAGTAAATGGACAGTTCGCACTCTATCCTAATAATAGAATGAGAGTCTATGATAATTCACTTACACCTAAAGAACCTTTGAAGCCTGACTTCAAGGTAAGCACTGTAGAATACGCAGTAGAAAACAAGAAGACTGAAAGACTTGGAGATACTGATGATTACTTTTATTAAAAAGTTCTTGACATAATTTATAATATATATTATAATTCATATAGAGAGGAGTAAGTTAATGACTGAAGATAAAATTAAAAAGCTTGAAGATGAAATTGAAGCTAAGAAAAAAGAAGTTGAAGACCTTAAATATGGTGACTTAAAAGCAGCATGGAAAGAGTTTGAAGCAGCTTCTGAAATTGCAACTCAAAAGTATAATAAGTACAGACAGATTGCAAAAGAAAAATATGGTGTAACAACTGTAGTGCCTAACCACTTCAACTTGATTGACCAGTTTTTTAAATGGTAGATATTATTCATACTACTAGAAGACCTGTAATATACGTAGGGTATGACCCTAAAGAACATATTGCTTTTGAAATTCTAAAGTTTTCAATAGAAAAATATACTCGTAAGTATGACATTATACCTTTAGAGCAACCATCTCTACGTATGTCAGGTTTATATAAAAGAACTTACTACCTTGATGACACACATCAAAAGATAGATTCTGCTGATAATAGACCATTTAGTAGTGAGTTTACTTTTACTAGATTCCTAGTTCCTTTTATAAATATGCATAAAGGTCTTGCTTTGTTTATGGACTGTGATATGTTTCTAAGAGCAGACATAACAGAAGTATTTGAAGAGTATGGACAGTTTGATGAGTATGCAGTATCTGTAGTTAAACATGACTACAAACCTAAAGAAGTTTTTAAAATGGATAAACAAGTACAAAGCAACTACAGTAGAAAGAATTGGTCTAGTTTTGTTTTATGGAACTGTGAACATCCTGCCCATAAAAGACTTACAATTAAAGATGTTAATGAGCAGTCAGGAAGATGGCTTCATAATTTTAAATGGCTAGAAGATGAAGAGATTGGTTCTATACATCCTAAGTGGAACTTCCTAGATGGATGGACTGATGAAAATATAAATCCATGTAACGTACATTTTACTACAGGTGGACCTCAGTTTGAAGATTGGCAACCTAAAAGAATAGTAGATGCTCACTATGCAGGTGAATGGAAAACTACAAAGAAGATGTACGAAGCAAGAATACTACCAAAGGAAAATTAATATGTATACATTTGTAACCTCTTTTAGTGAGGAAGGATATAATACTTATGCAAAAGAAATGCTTCAAAGTGTTGCTGAAAAATGGAATCCTAAAGATTTTAAACTTGTTGCTTACTATCACGACTTTGATATTCATGCAAGTAATCCCCTTTTGTTGGATAGTATTACTTATAATGATTTATGTTCACTAGATGAAATGAAAAGCTATCGTGAAAAAATGAAAATACATGATGGCACTGAAGGTGGCAAGATGCCTTACAACTGGAGACTAGATGCAGTTAAATGGTGTCATAAAGTTTATGCATTAACTGACTGTGCCTTTAAAATTATGGAAGAAAAAAGAAACAATGATGAACCTAATTGGTTGATATGGATTGATGCAGACACAGTGGCAACAAAGAGACTTGAAGTTTCTGCAATGGAAAAGTGGTTACCTGAACAGGCAAGTGTAGTGCATCTAGGTAGAAAAGATGTTGACTATAGTGAAACAAGTTTTATGGGTTTTAATTTACAGTACCATGATGCCTGTTCAATACTTGCAGATTTAAGAGGTTGTTATACTATAGGAGAAACTATTGCTTATAGAGAATGGCATGATGGTTTTATATTTGAACGTCTGCTAAATATATATAAGGCACATGGCATGGTAGTTAATAACCTATCAGAAAATGCTAAAGGTTTATCTGCATTTATGCAGTCACCTTTATCAGAATATTTTATACACTATAAAGGTAATCTAAAAAATAAAAAAGGTGGACTTGCACCAGATATAAAGTTACCTAGATACAGACAACTTGCAGATATAATAAGACATTACAAACCTAAATCAATTACTGAAGTTGGTACATGGAATGGTGGTCGTGCAATAGAGATGGCACTTGCAGTATTTGAATATAGAGATAAGTTTTCTTACTTTGGTTTTGACTTGTTTGAAGAAGCAACTGCTTTGACTGATGATATAGAAATGAATACTAAGCAACATCATACTATAGAGATAGTTAGTAATAGACTAGAACAATTTAAANAAAAGATGAAAGAGAAAGGTAAAGAGTTTACATTTAAATTACATAAAGGTGATTCAAAGATTACATTAAAAAAATGTAAGTCAGCTAACAAAGTTGACCTTGCCTTTATTGATGGTGGTCACTCATATGAAACTGTTAAGTCTGACTATAAAGATTTAAAGAAAGTACCTTTAATTGTGTTTGATGATTTCTTTTCTAAGGATGAAGAAGGAAATCAACCTGAAGAAAGAAACATGGGAGTTAATAAGCTTATAAAAGAAATAAAAGCATATGGTAAAATTGTACTACCTTCTAATGACAGAGTTGTTGGTGGTGGTAGAACTCACTTAGCATTTGTTGCAAATAAAAAAGGAGTAGAACCTTTACCTGACGAGATAACTCGTATGCCTATTGTAGTAACACCAAAAGATTCTAGACCTGCAGATGAAATATTTGTAAACATAAAAGAAAATAAAAAACTTATTAAAGATTTTAATTGGTTAAAGCATAGTAAGATACATAATGAAACTGCACTTATTGTTTCAGGTGGTTCAAGTACAGACTTTAACTTACTTAAAAAGAAAGCTAGACAACCTAATACTAAAGTGTTCTGTGTAAAACATAGCTATCCTAAACTATTAGAGAATGGTATTAGTCCTTTTATATGTTCTATACTTGACCCAAGACCTATTGATGGTGTGAGTACTCATGGAGTTTTAAGAAAAGACTTATTTAAAAATATAAATAAAGATACTAAGTTTTTAGTTGCTTCAATGACTGACCCTTCAGTAACAAAACACCTCATAAAAAAAGGTGCAAATATAAAAGGTTGGTCTGCTTACTCTGAAGCACTAAGAGATACAAGTGTAAAGGACAAACTTAAAATTAATACTAATACAGGAATAGAAGAAGGAGAAACACTAGTTGCAGGTGGTACTTGTGCGGCAATGAGAACTATATCCATTTCTCACATACTTGGCTTTAGAAACTTTGAATTGTTTGGCTTTGACTGTTCAGTTCCTGAAGTTACTGAAGAAATGAAAAATGAAAAAGTACTAGATAAACCTAAATACTTTAGAGTTGAAACTAATGGTATATACTTTTGGACTACAGGAGAACTACTTGCAATGGCTCAAGACTGTGAAAAATTATTTGCTAATACAGATATGGACATGGCTCTAAAAGTTCATGGTAAGAATACTCTAGTATCTGAAGTTTGGAAAAATTCAATAAAGGCAAATGAAAAATACTACTATGAAATAATAGAAGATGCAGCTTAAAGAAAAACAAGAAAAGTTTTGTCAGAACTATATCTTACATAAGAACGCAACTAGAGCTGCAAAGGATGCAGGATATAGTGAGATATCTGCACACAACACAGGCTCAAGATTACTTCAAGACCCTGCAGTTCAGGAAAGACTAGACGAACTAGCTATCAATATGACAACTAGTATTGATGTTGTTGATGAGATAGAAAAGCAGTATGGTGTTGCAAGAACTCAAGGACAGACAACCTCTGCATTGAAAGCTCTAGAGTTATTATCTAGAGTAAGAGGTAATAATATAGATGTAGATGAGATTACTACAGAATCTTTGGAACAAGAGATTGTCAAGGGTATGGAGATTATTGGTATAGAAAAAGTTCTTGAACTTATGTCTCAAGCATTTCCTGAAGAGATGGAAGATGAAGAAGATGAATCACTTCTTACCACTAAAGAACTTAAATGCCCACCTGATTCCTAATGATGCGGCAACTGCTCCCATAAAACTCCACTGATACCA